ACGGAGATACACAGGGTCGTGCTTACCATCAGAGTGACGTACAGCGTTAGCTTTTCCTTCGTGTCTGGCACGTGTTGTGGTGGTTTCTTGGTCATACGTATTTGTCAAAATGTTTTGTGTTGTTAAAAATTTCCAACTCAATCGTGTTTTGTCTTGCCCGTTTGTTGTACAACTCAATCTCAAGTGCATCAACTGCTTTGTTTACTTTTTCATATTCAACAGCCAACTTGTATTCATACTCCAGCCGTTCTGCCCGTTTTTCAGACGCAATAGCCCGTACATCGTATGGAGAAGGGAACACAAACGGATACCATTTGCGAAGCTGAATCATTTCTTTTCACGTTTAATCGCTTCTTCATAACCACGCAAAATTAAAGTTCGGGCTTCCGCCGAATCTGCTGTACCCGCCCACATAGGCAGGTTGTTCCAAATCACTACATAGTCTTCTGGCTTGCAATACTGTGCATTGTTCTTTAACCACGCAACCATTTGCTGATGACGCTCGGACGGGTTGTGAATTGTGTAGCCGATCCCATAGAACTCGCGCACATGGCAACCATTCTTGGCTACGGCTCCAACTAGCCCTAACAGCAGTAACAGTATGAGCCAGCGCATACATCATGACCATATCCAAATAATTGTGTACGTGCCCCACAGTACGAAGGCGACAATTACTGCCGCAAGTATAAAAGCTTCTGGCCAATCTTGCATGTTATGGCTCGGGGTTTATTACAATAATAACGCCGTTATCTATATTATCCATTATGCCGCGACAGGCAATGTTCCAATCAGGCCCATCAGTTTCGCCCCAGCTTGGTACGTTGATTTGCACATCTTGGGCTAAAAATTCAACGCCATTTTCAAACACGCGCCATACATGTTTGTCTGTGCCACGCCCGGGCTGGCCATGTGTTTTGTTAAACCGGATTAGGTACTTGTTCAAAATGGTTCCCAAAGTTTATCCAATTCCAACCACCAGCAACTTCATAGCGAATATTTGTTTTACTGTTTGCCGCCCAGACCATAAGCCACGACAGCACCGCTGAATCTATTTTTTGCTCGCATTCTGACACTTCAACAAACCCGTCTCTTTGAACAACTATAACTTTGCTCAAATCTGGACGCATCCACATTGGCAGGTAATCTTTAGCAAGCCATTCGCATTTAAACTTTTGGCAATGCTCTGGCCTGTCCTTATATATTGTGCAACCTTTGTTAGACACAAAAAAACAGGGCCTACCCCGCTGCATGCTGTGACCATGCTGTTCAGCGACAAGCGTTCCAGAGCAGCACTCTGTGCACTCTCCACAGGAGCGTGTGGGCTGAATCAATTGCTTGGCGGGGTTGGCCACAGGACGACCTCTGGGTAACTAACTTGCAGTGAAACTTCTCTTACGGCCTGACGGTACGCAAGCCACTCAACGCGTTTGCTTTTGGTCATTACAACGTTATCCGCTGCGACCATTGGGTTTGACTCGTTGATACGCATATCAACCTGAGCTTGAACCGCAGCGACCTTATCTTCCCTAGTAGGCTCAGGCAACGGCTCGGGGGTAACCTCAAACCATCCTTGATCAACGTAAGCATCGCCTAGCCATGATAAATCACCAAGGCGATCTTTAATACCGCCCATACCAAAAATCGACCCCCAGTTTTCAGGAAGATTTTGAGGCTCGTTTAATGCTTCGCCCGTTGACAGTTTTTTTAGTTGCCACAACATTTTTGTTACTCCTATTTAATTTAAGACCAGCTTGTTTTTCAGGCGCAGGTAGTTGAACAGGGGGTGGTTTAGCCCCTACCTGCGGAGGATGTGCAGGCCATTCAGGAAATTGAAACTCTTGCGACTTTTCAGAGTTCCAGCTTCTCCAACTTCCAAAATCTTCCCGGGGGCGCATGGCAATGTGGCACCCAATGGCTGCTGCAATTTGATGCGCAAGTTCAATTGCTTCCACGGGCTGCATAACCGCCCATGTAGTGCCGTCATCTTTGCGCATGCATATCTCTAGAACACCGCCAAAGGCCGTACCTACTGTAACCGACCGGGCACGATTAGCGCCGTCTAGATTTACTTCTACATCACGACGATTACGAAACTCTTTGATAATTTTGTTGGCTTCTGTTTTTTTCATTGTGCATTCCATGAAATATTTACAAAACCTCCGGAACCTACAACAATTGGGTAAGAACCGCCCGGTGTTACAGATACGCAGGCGGTGCTTCCGGGAGTACCCGCGTTTCCGGGATTACCCGCTGTGCCGGGATTACCAGCACTACCGGGGTTACCAGCATTGCCGCTCCCCCCACCTCCACCGCCACCTCCACCAGCGCCCCCAGCCCATGTACCACCCGAACCACCTCCACCAGACCCTGCAAGGGGCTGTGCTTGGTTGGAGGGATTTCTAGAAGCAGCTGCGCCCCCACCGTTGCCGGGGATAATAGTATTGTCATAGCCGTTACAAGGGCAAAAATTTATAACTTTTACAAAGCCATTTCCACCATTTCCGCCAGCCCCTGCCGAAGCCGGGCCTCCTGCGCCACCATTACCACCAGTTCCAGATGGCCCACCCGTCTTTGCTGGTCTTGGGGTTAATGTGCCAGTATTTCCGACACCGCCGCCGGGCGTTCCGCCAGCTACTGGCGCTCCGGGCGCTGCCCCTGTTCCGCCATTAGCACCATTTCCAGTCGATCCGCCGTTACCTGCTGTGCCACCATTACCCGCAGTGCCGCCCGTGCCTCCATTACCCCCAGCAAAATTGTAGCCAATTCCAGATGATGTTATACCCGCATTACCGGGATTACCCCCAGCGCCTGTATTCCCATTAGTCCCTGCGGTGCCATTCGTAGTACCCGCGTTGCCCGGACTTCCGGGATTACCGGTGTTACACCCTGCACCAGATCCTCCGGTCCCGCCGTTACCGCCTGTTCCCCCGTTACCGCCGTTTGAAGCTTTGATCGGCGGGTTAAGGTTAGTGGCCCCACCACCACCACCGCCACCGCCACCCGCCCCACCGTTGCCGGGATTACCAGAATTGCCAGATGCCCCCGCATTTCCGGAATTACCAGAACCACCGCGACCAGAAATAGTTACCTTGCTTAAGCCCACGGGGGCGGAGAAAGTGCCCGGAGAATTAAATGTTTGGCTTCCGGCTGGGATGCCCCCGCCACCAAGTACGCCAATTTTTGATGTGCCAATTGCCATGTTACATACCCCTACGTAAGTGGCGCCCCAAGTGAGGCGCGTTTATCTAGTTTAAAGTCTGCATGCGGGCCGTTCTGGTCAACATAGTGAAGCATAAATTGCGCGGTCACTTCTGTGCCGTCAGCTTTTTCTCGCCAGTGCACAACTTCACACCCTTTATACACTACCGCGTCGCCCGGATCAAGATAAAAAGCCATTGGCTCTTTGCCTCTTGGCTTCATATAAATTGGCCACGGTTTGCCAACCCCAGCAACGTTTACCGTAACTGAGTATTCACATGGTGGCCTGTCAATATGCGGTGCTAAAAAATCAGAGTTTAAATAAACACGCGCAAAAGAATATGTAGGGAAAAGTTTTTTGCCGGTTATATTTTCAACATGCGGCAAAGAATTTTGCAAAACAGTTTCAATTAAAGGATCGGCGTATCTTGCGTATGATCTGACTTCCTTTTCTTGTTCCAAATACATTCCGCCCTGCTTAAGTGCGTACTCCATGTACCTAGAAATTGTGTCAACACTTTGTGGGTCGAGAAAATTTCTAACCACTGTGCAGTCTTTAAATTCAATCATAATAAAACCACCCCGTAACAATATATTTATGGCCTTCACCAAGAACAGGATTGCCCCTGTGTGCGTGTGTATACGCAGCGGGCCAGACAATCATTGTGTTTTCAACGGGGTTAAAACGTTTTTTCTGATATAAAAATTCTGTTTCAGCCCCTTCCTCTGGTGCAATACTATTTAAATACAGCATATACGTAACAACCCTATTTGCATGGGCACCGGGGCCTTGTTCACAATGCCATATGTGATAGCCACCACCGGGTCCAGTGCGCTGCAATTTCATTACCGTGGCTCTAATTTTTCCATTGTCACAGAGCACAGAATATGTTTCTGTGTACATGTTGTAACAACGTTGCAACCCATCAAAAAATAAATCGCAACTATTTTTACCATCAAAATCAAACAAGTTGTGGTTTTTTAATTGAATGCCAATTTGATGATCGTCTTTAACGTGCTTTGGCGCGCTTTCGCCTTTTTGCCTGTTTGAGCCTGCTCCACCTTCTTCTAAACGGTTAAATTCAGAAATAAGATGTGCGCAGTACCCTTCTGGATACACGTTTTTAAAAACAGCAATGTGGTCAAAGTATTCTGTGTTCATTTAAATGCTGGCCCCGATACCCATGCTACTAAAGATTGACGACTGCCCTGCGTTACAGGAGTGACTTGGTGCAAAACATACGATGGGAATATAGCAATTAACCCGCGCTGTTTACGAACATTTTTTGGCTGACTAGAAGTTAACACTTGAAGGTTACCGCCTTCATACTCCGAAGGGTCAGTCAATTGAACGGCCATTGAAAGCTTTCTGCTAATCCCACCGCCGTAATCTTGATGCCAACCATACATGCCATTTTCGGCTTGGTTGTAGTTTGTGAGTTGTAGCTCTTCACCAAACCCCGTCAGATCAAAACGAAAATGTTGAGCATTCATTTTAGAGACTACATCAGCAAGTTTATCAAATAACCACTTTGTATCTGGGCTGTTATTGAGCCACGATACTTGGGAACGCCTAACGTTTGCGTTAACAACGCCTACACCATCCTCGCCAACTGTAGCATTTTGTTCGGCTCGTTTTGCTTTATCTTGAAGCCAGTTTAGTTCCTGTTCAGTAAAAGCACCTTCCCACCAAACAAACGGTTCTATTGGTAAAGCGTGTGGAGTTAACAAGTACTGCATGTACGCTCCCTGTGTGAAACAATAAAGTGTACAGATTTTGTTTCTATTGACGAGTTGTTCTGTGTCAGTTGATGTTGCATCCAAGAATTTGCCATCAAAATAGTGCCGGGCTTGACGTTGTTGAAGTGTACGTAAGAAGAAGAATTTGTAAGCTCAGTGCCTTGAACGTAGTCCAACTCAATCATTTGTTTATTCATGCGGGGGTCGTGATAAACAGGGTATGCGCAGCCTTCCGGTGTTTCTAAAAAGAACCAGCCGCAGATTTGACTATTTTTATGCACGTGAACATTAGTGCCGCCATTGCACTTGACACCCTGACCCCATAACCCAGACACATACAGTTCGTATTTGTCCATGTCATAACCCTGCTCTCGCAAAATTGTGTCGGATGCCAACACCAAATAGTCCACCAGAAATTTTAAATCTGGATCATTAGCCATATGCCCTGTTTGATCTACCGCGCCATTAGACGCAGCTTGATCGTAATACTTCTGAACAACCTGACGAGTGTAATTAACCCATTCAGGCTGTTCGTCACGATAAACGCAACTGGGGAAGTACTCAAACCTATCCATCAGGCATCAATGTATGCAACCAATGTTTGAGCAAAAGCAGTGATATCAGTCGCAGCCACATCACGGGAATCCACAGCTTTGCTACGTGCGTTTTCAATTAAAACATCTTTGGCCAAGCGTACTGCTTCTAGCTTTGCCTGTTTACCTATTGCGCTATTTTGTTGCGCAACTAATTCCATTTGGTTTGTGTGGCGCGCGTTTTCTACTGCAATCTGCATGTCCACGGTTGCTTGTTGTTCTGCGGTTAAAGCCATTTTAGTGCTCCTATTAAGCGATTAAGTTTTTCATTGGGATGGAACCATAGTAAGTGGTGCCACCATCGGGGGTAAAAAAGAACCAAACATCAATTGCGTTTGCAGTTGTTGTTCGTGAAAGTGCTGCTGCGCCACCGGGAAATTTAAATGAGCCACCGGCCCAAGCCACTGTTCTACCGGGCGTTGCATCATTTGACAGAATCAGTGTAAACGAAGATGAACCTGTTGCCACAGGATACCGCAAAGTAAATGTGCAGCTTCCTGTAAGTGTTGCGGAAAACACATTACCGCTTGTGATGTCTATGTTAATTGCTGCGCCTGTATTACCCAGCGCCGTAATTGTGTCGGCATAGCCAATAGCTTTAATGTAGTTGCCGGTTGTTACGGCAGCAGAGATAGCCAGCAAGTTTGTAGAAGAAGGGGCCGCGCCTGCGCCGCCACCAACCACCACATTGTTTGCAGCCAAAGCACCGGATGAAGCCAAAACGCCTGTAGCTGTGTAAGCTAAAACACCGCCGGATGTGCCAGCAGTTAGGTTTGTACCACCGTTTGCAACGGCCAACGTACCCGCAACAGTAACTGCGCCAGATGTAGCGGTTGAAGGTGTTAAGCCTGTGGAACCAAAGCTAAGTGTTGTAACGCCATCGGCAACACTAGATGCAACTTTAACGTAGTCAGAACCGTTGTAATAAACAGTAGCTTTCTCGCCCGCAACAATTGAAACGCCTGCCTGTCCAGCGGCTTTAAACGTGACCACGTTTCCGCCAGCGTTGTCAACTACATACGTCTTACTGTAACTTGGGCCAGTAACTGTCTTATCTACAGAAGTGCCAGAAATCTTTACAACCGCAAATTGAGCTGTTACTGTTCCGGCCCCTGCCAACGTAGAGGTGATGTTTGTTACGCTTGCGTTGCCCGTGGTATTGGCCAAGGTAACTGCGCCATCACCTGTTAGGGTCAAAGTACCCGCTACAGCAATATTGACGTATTCAGTAATACCGTTGTTGACGACATTACCCCACGTACCCGTAAGGTCGCCCTGTGTTGGGGTTACTAGCCCTAGTTGTGCTGTTTCGGCTGCCATTTAAGTGCTCCTAGTTCGTTGCAACGGCAGTCCAGCTAGCCGTTTGCGTGTTGCTGATATTTTGCCAGTTTGCGTTCTGCGTGTCATCAATTATGTCCCAGAAAGGCCGTGCTGTTATTGAATCTGTGCCAGTTGCCAACTCAGTAATGGATGTTATAAACGCCGCCGCTGCCGCTAAAGTGTCTGCGCTTACCGCGCTCTCTTGTATTGTTGATACAAACGTGACCTTTGCGTTGTTTGTCTCTGATCCTGTTGCGCTCTCAGTAACTGATGCGTCTAGTAAAAGCGTAGCAGTTATTGCATCGGAACCCGTAGCTGTCTCTGATACAGTCCCGAAAAACACGAAGCTTGACGTTACGCTGTCTGTACCCGTTGCAGTCTCGCTTACACTTGCCGCATATACAGGCAAGCTAGACACCGTATCTGATCCTGTAGCCGCTTCAGTTACTGTTACTGGGTACGTCAGAGTAGTTGTAATTGCATCACTACCCACCCCTGTTTCAATAATTGCCGCTGCAAACCCCTGCGCCGCTACAACGTCGTCTGTTCCCGTCGAGGTTTCTATTACAGCTACGTTAAGTGTAGGTGCAGATGTTACTGCATCTGACCCTGTAGCAGTCTCACTGATTAAAGCCCCAACACTAATTACCGCCGTTACCGCATCTGTACCAGAGGCTGTCTCTGTTATATCTGCACTAGTTACTACTGCTGAAGTTACCGCGTCTAATCCCGTTGCGCTTTCAGATACTTCCCGTAAATAGATAAATAAACTAGTTACTTCATCTGTTCCCGTTGCCGTCTCTGTAATTGCCGCATTTACTAAAACCAACGACGTTATCGCATCCGTCCCCGTAGCAGTCTCACTAACCGAAGCACTGACACTGAGTGCCGCCGTTACCGCATCTGTACCTGTTGCAGTTTCGTCAACCGTGCTTGAAAAAGCCGTGAAACCCCAGCCACCTTCACCCCATGTGCCGGAACCCCACGCTGACATATTAAGCCGCCAAGCTGAATGTGTAAGTCACAGACAAAGTATCACTGTTCACCACAGAACGGTCACCGGGTGAGCCAAAGTCAGCGGCAGAGAACAAAGTACCTGTTGTACCACCCTTAGTATCATTGCTTGTCAAAAACGCGCCGCCCACAGTTGTTGTGCCGTTAATGTTAAACACGGCTGGTGAAGCTGAGTTAGTCACCACGGATGGGTCAGCAGTTGTAGCTGTTACAAAAGTAGCAGTCACACGGGTTGCGTTGCTGTAAGCAGTAACTTCTGTCCAGCCAGCATGGGAAGCCATTGTATCACCCGGCGCCGGGTCATTAGAAGCTGCTGCGCCATATAGACCAAGATACCAAGTGGTAATCTGGGTCACTGAAGTCAAAGCACTGCCCGCCATGTATGCCAGACCCGCGTTAACTACCAAGTTTTTAGACTGCGCTTCCCACTTTAAATTGCCGTCTTTGTCGTGGCATTTGATCTCAAATAGGCCGGTTGCCTTTGCGTCCTCACCGGCTTTAGTGTTACAGGTCATACCACTAGAAACAACGTCCGTGGCTTTGGTTTTTTCAATAGTCATGATGACTCCTTAGTTAGAAGAACGAATAAGAGCCGCCGTAGCGGTGTTTGCGGGCATGGTGATTGTAAATGTGCCAACTGATGTCTTGTCAGAACCAAAGTCCAACACCGCAACAGATTTGTTACCTTGCGTAGCGTTGTAAATCAACGCGCATCTTGCGGTGATTGCCCCATTCCACGAGATGTTCGGAAAGCCCACAAAAGCTGTGTACCCAGAAGACGATACCGTGATAGGTGTTAACTGTGCCCCACCAAGCGCGTATGTGCCTGTTGCTAGCACTTCATCAGTTGAACTGTATACGGTTGTGTCTTCGTTCAGATTAGCGTTAGCCGTGTACAAAGCTATCTTGATAACGTCAGTCGTCAGGTCATGAATACCTTGGTACAACTGTGCCTTAAAACTGGTGGTTTGGGTCTGGATAATTGACATATCAAGTTACCTTCTGACGGAACTGACCAGAACGGTAAGCGTCTTGACGCTCCATACCATCACCCAGACGTTTAGCCAATGCAAGCGCTTCCATAAACTTCTGGTTGTACAACTGCATCATGTCGGTTTCACCCTTCATGTATGTGTAAGCCTCAACCAAAGATGCGTACAAAAGCACGGGGTCAAAGTTATCACCTAGCCAAGATGTGAACGGTGCCACAGAAATGCTTGGCGGATAGAAGAAATAGTGCAACTCTGCCCCGTATGCGGCGTCTGGTGTGGGGCCAAGGATGAAAGTTAACTCTGCCGGATTGTCTGAGCGTGG